TACTACTACCGGCCGGCGTTCATCCATGGCGACTGGCTGGAGCTTGATGGCTGCGTCATGTTTGTTGACCCCTCAGGCAAGGGCACTGACGAGACGGCCTACGCGATTGTCGGTCAGCTCAACGGCAACCTGTACGTCTTGGAGGTTGGTGCGTACACCGATGGCTACTCAGATGAAGTCCTAGAGGGCCTGGCAAAGGCCGCAAAGCGCCGTCAGGTGACATTGATCCTGCTGGAGGACCAGTTTGGTC